CGGCGCGTCGCGCGGGGTCGTCTCGCCGTCCGATGGCGCCGACGCAGAACGGAAAACGTTGTTTTTTGAAGGAGATATCTGGTGCCGCCGGACAGGATTGAACTGTCGACCTCACCCTTACCAAGGGGCGGCACGACCAAAAAATTATCCTTTTCTCTCAACGGCTTGCGTCGTCGTCGCCGGATCGCGTGTCAAAGACGTGCCGCCGAGCGGCAGGTTTCGCACGAGCTGGCGGCGGTGCTCCGGCACGTCGTGGGCGTAGCCGAGGACCGACCGCGGGTCCAGCCATCCCCCCTGTTCCATGACCGCCCGGATGTCGGCGCCCATGGCCAGCATGGTCGTCGCCAGATGGTGCCGGAACCAATGCTGCGTCACCTGGCGGACCAGCCGGGCGTCGCCCCGGAGCTTCGTCGCCCGATCGAGGTCGCCCGCGCGGCGGGCCCGGACGGCGTCCCGGAGGAGCGCCTTGATCGCGCGCCGCTTCATGGCGTTGAACGCCGTCTTGTTCTGGCCGCCGCGGCCCTTGGTCGTGTACGGCTTGCCGCGCTGCGTCAGGAAGAGCGGCGCTTCCCGGTCGCGGAGGTTGCCGCGGACCTCGAGGTACCGCCGCACATACTCGGCCGCCCACGGGTGCAGCGCGGCCGTGACCGATTCCCCGTTCTTGGTGTCGTGGAAGGTGATCTGCTCGCGCCCCTCGGCGAGGATCAGGTCGCACAGTCGGCAGCCGTTCAGCACGCTCGCCACCCGGGCGCCGGTCGAGACCTCGACGGCGATCTGCGCCGCCAGGCCGGGCCACGCGTGGTCGAGCATGACCTGCAGGATCTCGGGCGTCAGCTCGGCGACGCGCCGCCGGCCGCGCGTCCGCGGGTTGCGGGCATCCTTGTCGCGGTCGAAGGCCGGCAGCTCGGCGATCCACTGCCGCGGCTTCTTCTGGCACCAGTGCAGCAGCCCGACGACGCTGTTGAGAAACCGCTCGCGCGTCTCGGCCTTGCGGCCGGCCGTCTCGCGGTCGACGAAGGCGGCCCATTCGCTCTCGGTGACGGAGCTCAGGAGCCGCTTGCCGAAGGCGGCGGTGATGCGCTGGACGTGGCCGACGGTCGTGGCGCCGAGCGGGCGCCGCCGCGGCGCGCTCAGGTACTTATGAGCCGCAATCGCGGTCGGGACGCTCGGCTTGACGCCGTGGATGACTTCGTTGCGGACGTCTTCTTCGATCTGTCGCCGGACCTCGCAGGCGTCGTCCCAGAGCTCTGGCCGGGCCTCCAGGCCAGTACTGCGTCGTATGCGGACTGAACGTCCCTTGACCCGTACAGTGCCGACGGCGTGCCAATGTCCGTCCCGCTCTTTGATCTGGAGGCCAGGCGGCGCCTTTCGGTGTCTTCGGCGATGATGGCCGCCCGGAGCGCCTGAAACTCCCCTTCGTCCCATCGCGGGCTCCTCCCGATGTAGTGGTGGTGCTGCAAGCGTTGCTGGGACGGCGGCCGGCGCGCGTCCTCGGCCAGGCGAGCTTGCAGCCATCGGCGGGACTTGTCGAGCCGGGCCGCGACGTCGTCGAGGGTGAGGTCGTCCGGCGCCCGCCGGCGGGCCTGGCGCTCGGTCATGGCTGGGCGAGCTCCTTCGGGTATGCCTTGCGGGCGTCGCCGCAGAGCGGGCAGGTCAGGGTCACGCCGTTGCGGTCGATGATCATCCGGCCGGAGCAGTCGTGGCTTTCCTGCTTCCGGTCGCAGTGCAGGGCGCGGAGCTTGCGGTACAGCTCCGCCTCGCGGACCGGCATCGGCCGCGGGACGAGGCACAGGTTTGGGGCGCCGATCGGCTCAGCCATTCCCCAGCTCCTTCCGCGCCTCGGCGATCGCCGCGTTCAGCTCGGCCATGCGCTCGTGGCTGCCGCCATTGTCTGGGTGCGCATCCTTGGCCAGGCGTCGATAGTTCGCCTCGGCCTCCATCAGGACCCTGCGGCCGGTTGCTGCCGGCAGATCCGTCGACATCCCCAGCACCGCGCGCCAAGGCCGCCTGGCGCCGGGCGCCGGCAGGGCGGCGAAGCCCTCGAACGCCTTCTCGAGCATCGTTCCGCCGCCGTGGCGCTCGAGCTGCCGCAGGGCCTCGATCGCGAGCGTCAGGGAGCGCAGGTTGTGCTCCGGCCGCTCATAGGCGTCCCGGGCCATGGCGAAGGGCCTGCCACGGCGGCGGAAGTAGATCGCTACGCCGGGGTCGTCGATCCGCCGGCGGGCCGCGTCGGCATAGGGCATGCCGTCGGCCCGGATCGGGACGTTGGACGAAATGACGACGTGCTCGGCGCCCATCAGCCGAAGCTGCTCCCGCAGGCCGCGGATCGTGCTCGCGTAATCGCGGCGAGCGAAGTTGCTGCCGCTCTTCCGCCGGCCGGCCGGCGTCCGCGGCCAGTCGTCGGGCCAGGCGAGGGGATAGGCGTCGGTCATAGCGGGAACTCCCTGTGCTCGCGGCCGTCGAGGAGCGCGCCGGCGCGGCGCTTGCCGACGCGGTACAGGAGCGGGCCATGGTCCGCCTCCTCGGCCCAGTCATCGGAAGCATCGCCCCAGCGGTCGTCGAACCAGACCTTGACCGGATGGCGCCCGTTGTCCGGCACGTTCTCGCCGGGCGTCCACTCGCCCCACTGCTTCCAGAAGAACGGCACGCCGGCCGCCTGGCACTGGTCGCGCAGGCTCCGCGCCCAATCGGGATGGCAGGGCCGCGCGTTGGGGCCGGACTCGCCGCCGGCGATGACCCAGTCGATGCGATGCCCGACCGGCACGTCGATGGTCGCGCGACCAACGATGTCGCGACCCGCCCTGACGTTCGCCGGCATGCTCTTGAACACGCCGCGGAGCGCGTCTCTGTGGCCGACGCCGTTGGACGTCGCAATGTGCGCCAGATCCACCGGCCCCAGCAGCGGCTCGGCCGAGACGAAGCGCAGCGCCGCCGGCGTCGCCAGCAGCTCCGGGATCCGCTCGTCCGCCTCCTGCTGGCGCTCCACGCTGACGCCGAGCCAGACGTTCGGGAGGGGCCAACGCCACCCATCGCGCAGAGCCGGATTGCGGTCGTTGAGGGGGAAGTGCGTCTCGACCGCCTCGATTATGCGGCCGGCGGCGCCGCGCTTGGGCGCCGTCCACTCGCGCATCCGCGCCGCCCGCTTCGTCAGCACCTGGAAGGTGTGCTGCGGTGCCAGCGCCATGACGGCGAAGACGCGGTCGATCGCCTCGTCGGGTAACGCCTCGTGGAAGAGGTCGGACATGCTGTTCACGAAGATGCGGCGCGGCCGGCGCCAGCGGATCGGCTGATCGAGTGCCGCCTCGTCGAGCCGGACGGTGCCGGTCCAGACCGGTCCGGCCGTGCTCGGCCGCGTCAGCCCGGCATACTTGGCCGCGCCCATCTTCTCGATCCGTGCCGCCTGGCGCATGGCGTAGCAGTTCGTGCAGCCGGGGCTGATGACGGAGCAGCCGACGACGGGATTCCACGTCGCGTCCGTCCACTCGATGCCGGTCTTGTCGGCCATGTTCCCCTCTCAGAAAGTGGCGGGCCTCGCCGGCCTTCAGCCCGCCCTCACATGCGTTCCCGCGCGCGGGGACGCTTCGACCTGACCTGACACGCGCGGGGCCGGTACGAAGGTGTTCCTATGCGGCCCTACCGCTCCGGCGTGCCGAGCACGCCCCAGGGGCGGTCGGCGGTCATCGCGGATGCTCCGGCAGCGGTGAGTGCTTCGGCTTCGCGGCCTGCTTGGCGCGGATCTGCTCGATCTTCGTCCAGACGCGGGCGAGCTCGGCCTCGCCGGCCTCGTGCATGTCGAGGCCCTGGGCCAGGCACAGCGCCGCCAGCGTGACCATGACGCCGCCGGCCTCCTGCCCCTTCTCGCCGACGGGCCGGCCGAACACGTAATCGACGAGCTGATGCGCTTCGCTGCGGGTGCAGCCGCAGGCCTGCACCAGCTCCAGGGCCTCCTCGAGGAAGCGATGGTTGCGCTCCTCGCGGTCGGCGGCGATCTCGGCCCCGAAGCATTCGAGCATCCAGGGGCGGACGCGGGCCTGGAAGGTCTCAGCCTTCTCCAGCTCGGCGATCCGCCGCTCTAGCTTCATCACGTAGGCGCTCACCGCCCCGCCCTCCGGCAGCGCGCGCCGGCCTCGGCCATGTGGACGGCGACGAAGGCCGGGCGGGGGAGCGGCGGGGGCACGCGGCCGTCGCCGGCCGGCAGGCGGCCGAAGGCGAGGCGGCGCAGCAGGGCGGCGAGCGCCCGGGCGAGGGGGCCGGCCATCACGCGGCGCCCCAGGGCGTGCCGGCCAGGCCGAGCTGGTCGGCGCGCTTGACCAGCCGCAGGCCGTCGAGCTGCACGATGCACATGGCGGTGTCGCCGGTGGCGCCGGCCATGGTCTCGACCACCAGGCCGACGCGGCCGCGGAAGCGGCTGGAGTCGCGGATTTCGACGCGGTCGCCGACGCGGATCCGCGGCGCGGCCGGCGCCCGGAGGCGGGCCGCCTCGATGGCGCGCTCGCGCCGGTAGAGGCAAAGGCTGATGACGTTGCTCGCGGTCATGGGGTCATCCCTCCGTTTGCAGGTGCCGGCGGGCCAGCGCCCGGGCGGCGTCGAGATGGTCGGCCAGCTCCGCCGCCGTGAAGCCGGCGGCCTTGAGATCGGCCTCGGTGCAGGCGCCGTCCGCGGCGGCGCGGACCCGCAGGACCTCGGCCATGGCGCGCAGCACGGCGCGGCGGGCCCGGCGGGGCTTCTCGATTGGCGGCGGGGCGACGATCGGTTCGGCCTGCGTGGGCGCGATCCCGTCCAGGGCGGCGCGGCGCAGGGCCTCGGGGATGGCGCCGTCGTAGCGACGCTCCAGAGCGGCCAGCGCGGCGAGGTCGGCGGCGGTCATGGCTGACCCTCGGTCCAGGTCCGGCCCGTCGGAACCCATCGGCCAGATCTTCGGACGTCGCGCGCCGGCGACCAGCGTTCCTCGGTCACGCGCCACCCGTCGGGGCACGGGCCGTTCCGGCCTTCGCTGCGGGCCGCCGACAGAGCGACGTCCAACGTCTGGAAATCGGCGCCGCGCCAATCGGGGCCGTCGTCGACCTCGGCGTCCGCGGGCGGACGGAGCGCCCATCGGGCGACGTAGCGGAGTTTGGTCGCCATCGCCTCAGGCCTCCGGCTGGGCGACGCGGGCTTTCGCCAACGCGTCGCGCGCGTCCAGGATCGCCTGCCAGACGGGATGATCCACCGGCATGTGATGCTTGATCATCGGCAGGGCCATCAGGCGCGTCTCGAGCGCCACATACAACGCCGCCGCGGCGGCCATCTTCTGGGCCAACGCCAGGTCTTGCCGATGCACCGTCGCGACGACCTCGGTCTCCGGGTCGCCTTCGGTCAGGTAATCAACGGGGGCCGGTCGGGGCGGCCGATTGATGATGAACAGTCCGTCGTTCATCGCGCCGACGTAGAGGCGCTCGGGTGTCGATGCTTTCGCCATGCTCTCCCTCCCGTTGCTCCCCGAAAGGGCCGGCGGCGGAAGCCGCCGGCAGGTTTCAGGGAGGAAGCCCGCCGGGCGCCGGGGCTGTGGGGCAGCACGGTCCGGGATGGACCGACGCCCGGCGAGCGAGGGAGACGATACAATACGTATCGATAATGTCAATACAGAATGTATCGGTCCAGGCAAAACAAAACCCCGCCGGAGCGGGGTGAAGCAGTATTCCTTACTTAGGGAGCCTCGTATGGCTTGACGCGTAGCCCTAGCCTACGAGCCTGGCACGTTCTGCTTCGCTTTCGGGCAGCCGGACCGAGAACTCTCCGACCTTTCGAGCGGGAGAATCGAGGCCGAACTTGACCGAGTATAGCCCGGCTTCTTCAAACGCTGGTAGACTAAAGGTCAAGCCGACTATCAACGGCAGATCTACCCGCCGAACTCTGATATCACTTTCTTGGTAGACGAGCGTCTGCCGAGACGGGGATGACAGGGAAAAGCGCATTTTCTTAAAATTTGCATGCTCTAAGGCTACGCTGATCCTAAATGACAGTTGCGGAAGTCGCGTCGGAATATCTTTTACGATTATGTCTTTGCTATAGACGCCAATAAGTATTTCCTTTCCGCTCGCCTCTCTTCGAATGTCATCGCAGATTATTAGCGAGGTGATCTTGTACCCAAGCTTGGACATTACGGTTCAACACCAGTAGCGGTAACGCCCAGGTCTTTCTTTATAGGAAAGTCATCGCTCGTTCCGGTCGCCGTCGGCGGCTGCCAAGTGCCTGCTGCCGGGTAGTTGGCGCCAGGCTTCTGACTGTCAGTCCGATCAACGACCTGAAAAAACAAGTCCTTGTCCATCGCGGCAATCAGTGAGGCAATACGACGCGCCGTAAGTGTTTTTTCGCCATTTAGCAGTCTCGTCACGACAGAGCGATGGACGCCTAGCCGGCGCGCGAGCTCGGCCTGTGTGAGCCCACGCTTATCATGTTCTTCGGCGAAAGCTCGCAAAAGCTCGCTTCGTATGGCGTACACGATTCGACCAACCCGCTGTTTGTGCGGATCGATCTTAAGTTGATATGACATCGTGGATGGTCCCTGTGATGAACTTCGGCTCAGTAAGGTCTAGTGTGCGCCGAAACCTTAAGGCGTCTTTAATGTGTGAATTGTAGAGTTTGTTTTTCTTTATCTCTGTGGCGTCGCCGCCGCTTACCGCCACAAAACTATCCTTCACGACAAACCAACCAAAGATGCGAACGTCCGGAGTTCTCATCTCCCATATCCCATGCGACTGGGGGATTAGACACGCGAGGTTCTCTGGATGGTATAGCCGGCCACCTGTGATAAAGGTCCTGAACAGCGTATCAATCTGCTCGTCAGGCTCCAGATCCCGCCGCCTTTTGCGTGACGTGAGTGCAGGCAGACCATTATCCAGCCACTCAATGAACGACGGACTACCATAAAGGTTGCGGAGGATTTGATCGGCCGGCTCCAGACCGACTGAGATTCTGATCACCGCATCCCGGTTAGCGAGTACGTCAATTGTTGCCATCTAGGTCAACAAGTGTCAACGTCACCAAAACCGAGCGACCAAGAATCGCGAAGTCGGCAGATCGGTGGGCATGGCGGTTTAGGTCCACTTCCACTTGCCGAGCACGCGGCCATTGATGATGACCTGATCGAGCGGCAGTTCCCGGGTCTCGTATTCCGGGTTTACCGACTTCAGGAGGACCCGGGGCGGGTCGGAGTACGGCACGACCTCCACCCGTTTGATCACTTCGCCAAAGCCGTCCCAGATGGCGAAAAAGCCGGGCGGGGAGGGCACGCGGTCCGAGACATCGACCATCACCCGATCGCCCGGGAAGAACTCGGGCACGTTGCTGTCGCCGATGGCGGTGATGATCTTGATCGCCTCCTGCGGCGCTGATGTGTAGCTGCGGATAACCGCGGTCGGGATCTGCCAGCGCGCCACAACCTGCTCGTGGCTGTATTGCAGGTCGGCGCCCTCGTGCGTCTGGCCGCCAAGCGACATGCCGGCGCGCACGTCGAGCTCGTCGATCGTCATCACGTTCCCCCCAGGCTTCGGTTTCCGCCGCACGGGCTCGACCTCGGCGGCGGGCTTGACCCCGATCTCCTCCCCGAACATCAGCCACTGCCAGGAAATGCCGAGCGCCTTCGCATACGCCTTCGCGGCGGGAATCGTGAGCGTCCGGGTGCCGTTCTCGTGCGAGCGATAGGTGACTTCGGGGAACTCATGGTCCCGCGCGAACTCGGCGGCGGTCTTGTAGCCCGCCGCCTCCCGCGCCGCCCTTAGCCGCTTGGCCGCTTCCTGATCAGTCCCCATGGCGTTGCAAACTGTATCGGTCTCTGCGGCCGCTGTACGATACAACTGGTATTGAAATCTCTCGATACGGTGTGTATCGTCCGATGCATGCGCACCTTCGCGGACATCATCGCTGCCTGGCCGAGCGCCGAGGAATTCGGTCGCGACATCGGCGTTTCCGGCGTCACGGCGCGCGCGATGCGAAATCGGAACAGCATTGCGGCCCAATACTGGCGGCGCATTGTGCGGGCCGCGGAAGTGCGCGGCATTTCGGGGGTCACGCTTGAGCTGCTTGCCGCGTTGGCGGCTGGGGAGCCGCTCCCCGAGTCGTCGGTAGAACACCCGACCGACAGCGTTTTCACGGTTTCGGCCGTCGATCGGGACGATCGGGGTCGAAAGCCCTTCGTCGAGCGGAAGGCGTCGTGATGCAGCGCGGCCCCGTCATTCTCTGGAATGACCCGCCCCGGCGCGTGACCGGCGCCCAAGGCGGTGGGGCGGGCGGGGCCGGCCCGGTTGGCGGCTTCGCCGGGCCGGCCCGTCTATCCGTCGTCATCGCCGGGTCGCTCGAGGCCGAACGTGACCAGGCCGGGGCTGCCGTTCATCAGCCGCAGCTCGACGATCCGCGCGGCGGCGCGCAGCGCGCGGGCCATGGACGGATGGAGCCGCGCCAGGCCGCGCAGCTCGGCGACCGCGGCCAGCATCTCTCTCCTGCCGCTCGGGGGCGCGAGTCTGGAGGGCGGGCATGACCGATCTGTCGTTCTGCGATGATGGTCCGGGCCTTGCGGCCGGCCGGCTGTTGCAGCAGCCGGGCCGGCGGTCTCGTCACCGTGCATTCTCAAGTCCTCACCCTCGCTCCACCGACCATAGGAGCGAGGGCATGCGCAATTCCACGTCCGAGAAGGGCGGAATGATTCCGTCCAAAACGGGAAGGATTCCCCGCCAGAGCGCGGTCGCGCTCAGCAAGGCCATCAACGACGAGGCCCTGGCGATCGTCCGCGCCGAGATCGGCGACACGCGGCACGCGGCCAAGCGCCTGGCCGAGAAGGCCGGGATCACGCCGCGCCACGCCAAGGGCGCGCTGCTGGGCGAGACGGGGCTGGGGATCGGCGGCTGGGTCAACCTGGCCGAGGAGATCCCGGCGCTCAAGAGCTACTTCCGCCGGCTGTTCGGGGAGGGCCGGCTCGACCCGCTGCTCCAGGAGCGGATGCGGGCCATCCGGGCCGAGCTGGCGGCGATTCTCGACGAAGACGAACACGCATAGGGGAGGCCGGAAGGGGGATGCGGGGCAGCGCGTGCGGCTGGGTCGGGCTGTTGACCACGATCGTTAGCGTTACCGGCGCGGCCGTCGTGGTCGCCGTCTATTTGCACATGCGGCGGCTGCTGGACGACTTCCGCGCCGAGCTGCGCGAGCGCCGGGCGAAGCGGAAGGGGGCGGGGCGATGACGGCGCCGATCCGGATCTCCGATGCGCTGAAGCGGCCGCTGACGCCGGAGGCGGCGCTGCGGCTGTTCGAGCTGCTGCCGCCCGGCGAAGGCTTTCCCTATCACCGCGGCTACCTGCCGGAGGACCGGCGCGACGGGCAGGCCGGCGAGACGCTCGGCGCGGTCGCGGACGCGATGCTGCGGCTGGAAAAGCGCGGCAAGGCGCGCCTGGTCCAGAAGCGGCTGGGCGAGGCCGATTACGCCTACCTGGTGGTGAAGCGGTGACGGCCGAGCTCGACCTCGCGGCGGCGCGCATCGCCGCCTTCGGCCGCGGCGCCTTCACGGATTTGCTCACGGGCCGCGCCTGGGGCTGGTGGGCGCGCGTGGCGCGGGTCCCGGCCTGCCGGCGCTTCCTGGCCGGGGCGCTCGGGATCGAGGTTCCGCCGGAGGGCGGGCCGGTCACGGCCTGGCCGGGCTGGGCCGCCTTCGCCGGCGTGGCCCGGGCGGAGTTCGATGAGGCGGGCGGATGGCAGGAGCTGCCGCTCGACTCCGCGAAGGTCGGGCGGCTGGTCGTGACGCTGCCGGTGCTGCGGTTCGGGCCGAGCGGCGCGCTCGTCGCCGTGGACGCGGTCGCGGCCGACCCGGCGGCGCCCGGAACGGTCGCGCGGCTGACGGGCGACGGCGCGGTGCTGGGCGGGTGGCCGCGCGACCCGGGATTGGCGGAGGAGCCGGAGCCGATCCGGCTGCACCGCCGGCCGCTCGACTGGTGGCGCGCGGGCGCGGACGGGCTGTGCCTGCTCGACGGCGGGGCCGAAGAGGCCGGCGCGGTGCTGCTCGAGGCCGAGCTCCTCTGCGAGGACGAGGCGCACGCGGCCGAGGTGTACGAGCTGCAGCGCGCCTGGCGCCAGCGCCTGATCCGCCGCCTGCCCAAGGCCCCGGCGCCGCGGTTCCCGAGCGCGCGGAGGGCGGCGTGAGGGACCCGTTCGCCGGCCTGCCGCGCGGCCATTACCGCTGCATCCTCGCCGACCCGCCCTGGCGGTTCGAGACCTGGTCGCACCGTGGGCAGGGGCGGGGTGCCTCGCAGCACTACCGGACCATGCCGACGGCGGAGATCTGCCGGCTGCCGGTGCGCGACCTGGCCGCGAAGGACTGCGCGCTGTTCCTGTGGGGGTGCTGGCCGCATTTGCCGGACGCGCTCGCCGTCGTCGCCGCCTGGGGCTTCGCCTACAAGAGCTGCGGTTTCGTCTGGGTGAAGCAGAAGGCCGGCGCGCCGACGCTGTGGGCCGACCTCGACGACCTGTTCCTCGGCCTTGGCTACGGGACGCGGGGCAACACCGAGTTCTGCCTGCGGGCGGCGGTCGGCGCGCCGAAGGCGAAGGCGCACGACGTGCCGCAGCTCATCCTGGCGCCGCGGCGGGAGCACAGCCGCAAGCCCGACGCGCAATACGAGCGGATCGAGCGGCTCTACGACGGACCGTACCTGGAGCTCTTCGCGCGGCAGCGCCGCGCCGGCTGGGACGCCTGGGGCGACCAGACGGGCCGGTTCGCGGGGGCGGCATGATTCCCGAAACTGATCGCGAGCGTCGCGAGCGCCTGTTCTACCACTGCAGCGACAAGTGCGGCGGCGACTTGGAACGCAGCTTGACAATGGCCGAGCGCATCTGGTGGTTCATCAGTGGCGAGCAGTCGGCCGCGCCCGTGCTCAGTTTGCCGGCCCCGGCGATCGTTGGTGCGGACTTCGCGGCCGAGCCAGACCGGACCGTGATCGCCGCGGTGGAAGGAGACGGCGCGATCTCGGATGTCGTCGAGAAGCAGCGCGGTGCGATCGCCGACGAAGCCACCGCCATCGTCGAGTCGGCGCGCGAGATCCAGCGCGCGAGCAAAGGCGCGGTCGAGCGGGCCGAGAAGGCGGTGAAGCCGCGAACCCGGCGGAAGGCCGCGACCCAACGGCTCTGGACCGAGGAAGAAGACGCCACCGTGACCCGCATGACGCGGGAAGGACGGAAGGCGGCCGAGATCGCGGCCAAGATCGATCGCACGGCGAAGGCGGTCGAGCTCCGCCGGGCGACGCTTGGCGTCAAGGGACATCAGGGCCGGCCCAGGAAGGCCGAGCAGAGCTCTGACCCGGTCGCCGATTTCATCGCCCGCAACGGCGTCACGCGGTGCCCGACCGCGGCCGTGGCGCCGACGGAGGGCGCGACGATCCCGGACGCGGACCGCCGGGCGCTGCAGGAGCGGCCGCCGGTCGAATACCGGAGCACGATCGCCGCTTACTTCACCGGCGGCCGCGCCCGGGCCCACGCGCCGACGAAGACGGGGCGGTCTTCATGACGGCGAGCCGCTCCATTGCGATCGGCGCCGGGCCGTCAGGCGCGCTTGCGGCGCGGCGGGGCGTTGCGGGCGGAACGGTCGCGGCGGCCGGTCGCCGGGGCGGCGCTCTCGGCCGCGATCAGACGGCGCGCGCCTTCGGCGAGGAAGCCGGAGCGGCTAAAGCCGCTGCGGGCCGCCGCGCGATCGATCTCGGCGAGCAGGCCCTCGTCGAGCGTGATCGACAGGCGGACGGCGCGGGGCTTCGGCGCCGGTGCCGGCACGAGGATCGCGACCGCGCCGGCGTTCTCCGGGTCGGCCATGACGTCCTCCAGCGCGCTCGGCGCCGGGATCTCAAGGCCCTCCTCGATCATGCCTTCGATGTGGAGCGCCAGGGCTTCCTGGGCAAAGGCGGCGGCCTCCGACAGGTCGGCGCCGGCGGTGACGCAGCCCGGGAAGTCGGGGAACGAAACGCCGTAGTCCGAACCGGGCTCCTTGCGGATCAGGGCGATGTAGTGGGCCATGGCAGCGATGCTCCTCCTTGTGCAGGGTGTCTCCGGGGCGCCGGGGCCGCCCTACCTGGGCGGCTTGATCCGGGCTTGCCGGAAGATGCTCTTGGCGGTGCCGGCGGGCAGGTCCCGCTTCGGGTGCGGGACGGTCACGAGGCCGGGCTTCGTCGGGTGCTTGAACTGCTTGTGCGACCCCGCCTGTCGAACCTCGTACCAGCCGTCCGCCTCAATCATCTTGATCAAGTCCCGGCTGCTGTAAGTGGTCATCGGCGCCCCCTGTGTGTATGGATAAAGTATATACTGGCCGACGCCGTGTCAAGCGAAAAATATGGATGGAGTATATACTACAGCGGAGGCGCGGCATGACGACGCATCGGCGGATCGCCATCCCGCCGTATCGGCCGCGCGGCACCTGTCGGCTGTGCGACAAGCAGATCCTGAATCCGGACGGCACGCCAAACACCCGCCGCAACTGGCACCCGGAGTGCGTGCACGCCTTCCGGATGGCCAACCATCCCGACTATGCGCGGCGGGTCATCTATGCCCGCGACCGCGGCGTCTGCGCCGCCTGCGGGGCCGATACGCACCGCACGGCCGTCGAGCGCGGCGGGACCGTGCGGCTCAGGCCCTGGCACGGTCCGGAGGTCGGCGGCGATTACTGCCGGGTCGACATCTACGAAACGGCCGAGTGGCACCTCGACCACATCGTGCCGCTGATCGACGGCGGGGCGCACGACGAATCGAACATGCAAACCCTGTGCGTGGACTGCCACAAGGCCAAGACCGCGCGCGAGGCGACCGAGCGGGCCCGCCGCCGACGCGGGCCGGACCTGCTGACCCTTCTGGAGGCCGCGGAATGATCGTCGACGACACCATTCAGACCTTCGGCGGCCGCTACGTGCGGCCCTTGGAACCGCGCGCGGCCGACGTGGCGATCGAGGACATCGCCCATGCGCTCGCCCATCAGTGCCGCTACGGCGGCCACGTTCACCGGTTCTACTCGGTCGCGCAGCATTCGGTTTTGGTCAGCCTCACCTGCCCGCCGGAGGCGGCGCTGTGGGGGCTGCTGCACGACGCGGCCGAGGCCTATCTGGTCGACCTGCCGTCGCCGATGAAACGGGAGCTGAAGCCCTACCAGAGGGCGGAGGACCGGTGGACCCGGGCGATCGCCGAACGCTTCGGCCTGCCGCTGCCGATCCCGCGGGCGGTGCATGAGGCCGACCGGCGGATCCTGGTCGACGAGATGCGGCAGCTCATGCGCGACCCGGCGCCGGCCAGCCTCGGCGACGGCCTCGGCATCGCGATCGTGCCGATGGCACCGGAGGTCGCGCGCGGCGCCTTCCTGAACCGGTTCTTCGCGCTCACGGGAGGCCGCGCGTAATGGAATTCTGGCTGGCCGTCATCGGCGGGGCGTTCCTGATCGACCGCCTGGCGCGGCTCGGCGGCTGGCTGGCCGGGCGGATCCTGCGCCGCGGCATGCGGGCGCTGCCGCCCGCCAAGGGGCGATGACGGCATGGCGGAGTGGGAGGACGACGATCCGGCCGAGACCGGCGGGACCGAGACCTATCGGCCCGGGCGCCGCGGCTCGGGCTCGGGCGCGCCGCCGCCGAACCGCGTGGCCGAGCTGGTGCTGGTGAAACACAAGCTGGTGACCGACGTGACCGGGACCGTCTACCGGTACGAGATGGGGCACTGGATTCCGGCGCCGGACGCCTATCTGGCGAAGCTGGCGCTCGACGCCGACGGCGACCTGTATTCGACCCAGCGGCGCCGCTCCGAGATCGTCAGCTTTATCCGTGCCCGCACGCTCGACCCCCTGCTGAGCTGGGGCCGGGTCGGCGAGGGCGAGGTCCCGTGCGCGAACGGCATCGTGGACGTGCTGACCGGGCGGCTGCGGCCGCACGCGCCGGAGAACTACCTCGAGCGCGTAATTCCGTGGCGCTACGACCCGACGGCGACCTGCGACACCTGGATGCAGTCGCTTATCGATTGGTTCGGCGACCACGATGCGGGCGCCGAGTGCATCGCCGCGCTGCAGGAGTTCCTGGGCTACATCTGCCTGCAGCACGCCCGCTACAAGAAAGCCCTCATCCTCAAAGGCCCGTCGAACAGCGGCAAGAGCCAGATCGTCCACGTCTGCATGCAGCTCGTCGGGCCGGAGCGGACCTGCCAGCTCTCGGTCGAGCACATGGACGACCCGACCCGGCGCGCCGTCATCGTCGGTAAGAGCCTCAACGTCATGACGGAGCTGACGACCGACGCCCTGATCGCCGACGGCGGCTTCAAGACCATGGTCTCGACCGAGGAACCGCTGCTGATCGACGAGAAGTACAAGCCGGCCTACATGTACGTGCCGACGGCGAAGCACGTCATCGCCACCAACGCGCTGCCGGCCATCAGCGACCGGTCCGAGGGCACGTTCAACCGGTTGTTGATCCTGCCCATGAATAACGTGATCCCGAAGGACCGGCAGGACCCGACGCTCGAGGCCAAGCTGGTGGCCGAGATGGAGGGCATCCTGGTCTGGGCGCTCGAGGGCGCGCGGCGGCTAGTCGCGCGCGGCGGGCAGTGGCCGACGCCGGCCGCGATGGCGGCCCTGATGGCGGAGTACCGGGCCGACCAGAACCCGGTCCAGGGCTTCCTCGACGAGTGCTTCCTGCCGGACTCTGAGGCGGCGGAGCCGCTCACCAGCATCGTGGGCTCGTTCAACAAGTGGCAGGGCGGCAAGCGGACGACGCCGCGCGTGCTCGCCGCCATGCTGCGCCAGGCCCTGGGGCCGGACTGCATCCGCAAGGCGCGGAGCAACGGGCGCGTCATGCGCTGCCTGGTCGGCTGGCGGTTCCAGGGCCTGACCCGCAACGTCAGCTTCACGGTGGACGCGCGGGCCGCGGCCGCGGGCGCCGAAGAGCTCGAGGTCAAGGGCGTCCGCGACGGGCTGGGCGATTGAGCCCGATCGGGCGTTGCCGATGATCCGGCAACCGTTGCCCTTAATCGGCAACATCACGAAACAAAATTGCGCTCCGTTGCCGATCGTGGGGCAACCGTTGCCGATCCATGGGCAACGCTCAACCCCGCGGATTCGCTGGGCTTCCGGGGCCTGTTGCCCTTGTTGCCCTTGTTTTCCGTGACGCGCAGGAGAAGAGGAGAAAAATGCACAACCGTGGGCAAGAGAGGGAGCCGGGGCAACATCGGCAACGGGTCGATTCGCGCCGGCCGGTGGATGTCGAGCAGCTCCTGGTCTGGGCCATCCGGGACCAGCGGGCCTATGTCGGCGACCCGCTGCCGCCGGGGGTCGAGCTCCTGCCGCGCGGCCACAGCGCCGACGGGGTCTACGCCGTGCAGCGGGCGGCCGCGCTCGGCGTGCGGATCGACGAGTTCGGCGCGGGCCGGCTCGACGCCTCGCAGGTCCATCCCGACGCCGAGACGATCGGCGCCATGCTGGCCCGCCTGGATCCGCCGCTGCAGCTGCTCATGCTGCGCCACGCCCGCAACGCCAGCCGGCCGGACTGGCTGCCCGGCGCCGTGCCGCTCGAGGTCCGGCCCGTCATGGTCATGCGGAAGGGGCGCATGGTCCCGAAGGTGAAGTACGACCGCAACCGGCACCCGATCGGGTACGAGATGGAGACGATCGATCGGCGTGACGAGATCCGCCGGGCCCGCGCGACCTACACGCGTTGGCACGAGACGCTCGAGGTGCTGGCCATGGCGCTCGCGCTCCCGGGCCTGCTGGTCGAGCGCCGGGCGACCGGTCCGGAGGCCCCGGCCCGGCCCTGGGAGCAGGAGCCGCAGAACGGGCTTGACACTGCGAAAATCGCTTGACACACTCACCGCAGCCTGGAAAGGCCAGCGGCCCGGCGGGGAAACCCGACCGGGCCGTTTCCGTTCCGGGCCGGTCGTCTCGACCGAGTTCCTGGTACAGTAGCCTCCCTGTCAGACCTGACGGCGCCGGCAGCCCCACGGGCTCGCCGGCGCCGTCCGTTTCGGCGAACCGGATCCTCCGATCGTGTCGCACCGCAAACACGCCAGGCTGCGCGTCCTCGGATCGCCGCTGCGGCCGCTCGACCTGACGACGGCCAAGCCGGCGCCGAAGCGGGCCGATCCGATCTACGCGACACCCGAATATCGGCAGTGGCGGACCATCGTGATCCGGCGGGCGGGCGGCCGCTGCCAGGACCCGGAGTGCCGGACGCCCGAACGCACCGGCATCCGGCTGTTCGCCGACCACGTCAAGGAACTGAAGGACGGCGGCGCGCCGTTCGACCCGGACAACGGCCTCGCCCGCTGCGGCGCCTGCCACACCCGGAAGACCGCGCGCGAGCGGGCGAAGCGGATGGCCCGCCGCTACTAGGCCGGCCCGGTCGGAGAGGGGGAGGGGGGCGCCAATCTCTGGCGGCCCGACGGGTCCCGAACCGCGCTGGGCTCATGCGGAGGTTTTTTTCTCGATGGCGCTGAATTTCGACCTGCTGGGCGACCCGATTCCGGAGAACTGGGGGCGCCGCGGGCGGCCGCAGCACGTCCCGACTCAGGAAAATCGCAGCAAAATCAGGCTGTTGCTGGGCTTCGGCTGGACCGCCGAGCGGATCGCGCGGGCGCTGCGGGTCAGCAAGCCGACGCTCAGGAAGCATTATTTTGCCGAGCTGCGGCACGCCGACGAGGCGCGCGACGCGCTGAAGGCCGCGCACCTCATGATGGTCTACCGCCAGGCCGACGCCGGCAACGTCGGGGCGATCAAGGAACTCGGGCGGCTGATCGAGCGCGACGAGCTCGAGCGCATCCCGCAGCGGCGCCGGGCCGAGGAGCCGAAGCCCGAGAAGCTCGGCAAGAAGGAGGCGGCGGACCTGGCGGCCCGGTCGGCCCATGAGGGGACCGAATGGGGCGCGCTGCTGAACTGAGCGCGGACGGCTGGTCGTTCGCCTGCCCGGACTGGGTCGAGCGGCTCGAGGCCGGGCGGTCGCTCGTGCCCGACCTGCCGCTCAACGCGGCGGAGGGCGACCGCGCGGTTCGGATCTTCGACAAGCTGCGCCTGCCGGACGTGCCCGGGCAGCCGGCCATGGCGGACGCGGCCGGCGACTGGTTCCGCGACATCGTCCGCGCGGTGTTCGGCTCCTACAACGCGGCGACGGGGATCCGGCGCGTCTCCGAGGTCTTCGCGCTGGTGCCGAAGAAAAACTCGAAGACGACCGGCGGCGCCGGGATCATGGTCGCCGCGCTGCTCATGAACGAGCGGCCGCGGGCCGAGTTCCTGTTCGTCGGGCCGACGCAGGACGTCGCCGACCTCGCCTTCCAGCAGGCCTCCGGCATGATCGAGGCCGACCCGGAGGGCTACCTGCAGAAGCGGTTTCACATTCAGGAGCACCTGAAGACCATCACGGACCGCCGGAACAAGGCGAAGCTGAAGATCAAGACCTTCGACATGCGGGTGATGACCGGGGTGAAGCCGACCGGCGTGCTCGTCGACGAGCTCCACACCATGTCGTCCTACGCCTACGCGGGCCGCGTCATCGGGCAGATCCGCGGCGGGCTGCTGCCGAACCCGGAGGCCTTCCTGATCTTCATCACGACGCAGAGCGACCAGCCGCCGTCGGGCGTCTTCAGGGCCGAGCTGCAGTATGCGCGCGCGGTGCGCGACGGGCGGGTGACGAAAAACGTCCGGACGCTGCCGATCCTCTACGAGTTCCCGGAGCGGATGCAGACCGACCCGGCCAAGCCGTGGGCGGACCCGAGCCGGTGGCCGATGGTTCTGCCGAACCTCGGCCGCTCGATCACGATCGAGCGGCTGACGGCGGACGCCGAGGCGGCCCGGGAGAAGGGGGAGGAGGAGTTTCGCCGCTGGGCGTCGCAGCACCTCAACGTCGAGATCGGTCTGGCGCTGCATTCGGACCGCTGGGCGGGCGCCGACCATTGGAAGGCTCGGGGCGATCAGTCGCTTTCGCTGACCGAGCTGCTGGCCCGCTCCGAGGTCGTGACGATCGGGATCGACGGCGGCGGGATGGACGACCTGCTCGGCCTGTCCGTGATCGGCCGGGACCGCGCGACCAAGGGGTGGCTCGACTGGAACCACGCCTGGGCACACCCGACGGTCCTGCAGCGCCGAAAGGAGATCGCGCCGAAGCTTCGGGACTTCGCCGAGGACGGCGACCTGACGATCGTCGAGCAGCTCGGCAAGGACATCGAAGGCGTGGTCGACGTCGTCCGGACCTGCGACGAGGCGGGGCTCCTGGCGGGCGTCGGCCTCGATCCCGTGGGCATCGGCGCGATCGTCGACGCTCTGGACGAGATCGGCGTCAACGGCGACCGCGTCGTCGGCATCCCGCAGGGCTGGAAGCTGGCCGGCGCGATCAAGACGGTCGAGCGGAAGCTCGCCGACGGGACATTCACCCACGCCGGGCAGCCGATGATGGCCTGGTGCGTCGGCAACGCGAAGGTCGAGCCGCGGGGCAACGCCATCATGATCACGAAGCAGGCGGCCGGGACGGCGAAGATCGACCCGCTGATGGCGACCTTCAACGCGGCTGCGCTGATGGCGACGAACCCGCGGCCGATGGGCGCGATCGAGCAGGCATTCGTGGAACTCTGAGATGTTCGGATTCGGTCGTCGCAAAGAGACAGCACCGGAGCGTCGCGAGCCGACGCTCGCCGCCGTGCCCGCGGTACGGAATGCCGAATACCGGCTAACCGACATCGAGGAGCTGTCGCAGCTCTTTGGCGCCGGAGCGGCGTCCTACGCCGGGCCGCCGGTGACCGCGGACACGGCGATGCGGTCGGCGGCGGTCTACGCTTGCATACGCCTAATCTCCGGCTCGATCGCCAGCCTGCCGCTGCCCGTCTATCGCCGGGCATCGGGCCGGGAGCACGAGCGCGTCGACCATCTGGTGGCGCGGCTGCTGAACGACCAGCCCAATGCCGCGATGACGGCCGCCGTCTTCTGGAAGTACATGGTCAGCGCTGAGCTGCTGTGCGGCGACCAGATCGCGATCATCGGCCGGACGGCCGGCGGCGACGTGGTCGACCTGGTGCCGGTGGACCCGCGGGCGGTGACGATCGAGCGGAAGGACGGCCGGCTGCGCTACTACGTCGCCGGGCCGGACGGGGAGTATTTCGGCCTCGACCAGGACGATGTGCTGCACGTCCCGGGAGAGGGCTTCAATCTCCGGACGTGCCGCGGCATGTCGGTCATCTCCTACGCCGCCAAGCAGGCAATCGGTTTGGCGCTGGCGACCGAGGAATACTCGGCCCGGTTCTTCTCGAACGGCGCCCGGCCGGACGTGGTTCTGAAATACCCGAACCGGATCGTTGCCGATGAGATCAAGCGCCTGCGCGAGTACTGGCTCAATAAGCATCAGGGGCTGGCCAACAGCCACATGCCGGCGGTGCTGACCGAGGGCGGCGACGTGGTCGAGCTGACGATGAGCGCCGAAGACTCGCAGCTCATCCAGGCGCGGCAGTTCCAGGTGATCGACATCGCCCGGGCCTTCGGCGTGCCACCCATCATGATCGGCGAGAGCGAGAAGACCTCTTCGTGGGGAACGGGCGTCGAGCAGGTCGTGCTTGCGTTCGTGAAGTTCACGCTGCGCAACCACCTGACCAAGATCGAGCAGGAGGTCAACCGCAAGCTATTCCGCTCCGGCCGGTTCTTCGCCGAGTTCAACATCGAGGGACTGCTGCGCGGCGACAGCAAGTCGCGCTCGGAGTTCATCCGCGGCGCGATCGGCGGCAGCCAGGGGCCCGGCTACATGACGATCAACGAGGCGCGTCGCCTCGAGAACCTGCCGCCGATCGAGGGCGGCGACCGACTCTACGACCCGGTCAGGCAAGCCAGCGCGGGAGACCAGAATGCGCAATCTGCTGAAGCTGTTCCAGGATAACGCCCGCGCGCCCAAGCGGTTCGAGGTCAGGGCCGAGGGCGACGAGGCGACGGTCTACCTCTACGACGCAATCGGCGACTGGTTCGGCGTGTCGGCGTCGCAGTTCGTCAAGGACCTGGGGGAAATCAAAGCATCAACGATCCATCTGCGGATCAACAGCCCCGGCGGCGACGTGTTCGACGCCCGGGCGATGGCAACTGCCGTGCGGCAACATAACGCCAAGGTAATCTCCCACATCGACGGACTCGCGGCGAGCGCCGCCACATACATTGCGCTGGCGGCCGACGAAGTCGAGATCGCACATGGCGGGTTTTTCATGATCCACGAGTCGTGGACGCTCGGCTTCGGCAACAAGCGCGAGTTGCGCCAGCTTGCGGATACGCTGGAGAAAGTCGACGGCTCGATAGCCGCCGATTACCGGCGCAAGACCGGCAAGAGCGACGACCAGATCCGCGAATGGATGGAGGCGGAGACCTGGTTCACCGCCGAGGAGGCGCTCGAGAACGGCTTCGTCGACCGGGTGTTCGACGGCGAGCCGGCGGAGAACCGCTGGAACCTGTCGGCGTACAGCAACGCCCCCGCCGCGTTGGTCGAGCGCGAACCGGCGCCACCGACCATTGACCGGGCGGCGGTCGAACGCCGTCTCGCCCTGTTGGAACGCGTCGCGTAGCGGGTTCCCGCGTAGCGCGATTGTCGGCCGCCGAGGGCGGCCTTTTTCATGCGCAGAAAGGAGACAGCCATGACGCGCAGCATTCAGGACCTGCGGGAACAGCGGAAGGCCAAGGCCGTCGAGACCCGCAAGTTGGTGGACGACAATCCCGGGGACAAGTGGACGGCCGAACATCAGGCGAAGTACGACGCCCTGGTGGCCGACATCGACCGACTGGACGCGGAAATCGAGCGCGTCCAAAAGGTGATCGACCTCGACGCCCAGAACGCCGCGCGGATTCAGCGCCGCGCCGACGAGAACAACATCTCCACGGACGAGGCCGAGCACCGGCTGAACCAGGAGAAGGCCGTGTTCGTCTCGTGGCTCCGCGGTGGCGTTGACGCCTTGACGACGGAGCAGCGCCAGTTCGTGGCCGAGCGCCGGCGCCAGACGCAGATCCAGGGCGCGATGTCGACGACGACGCCGTCCGAAGGCGGCTATCTGGTGCCGACGGACTTTGCCGCGACGCTGCTCGAGGAAATGAAGGCGTTCGGCGGCATGCGCAGCGTGGCCACGGTGATCCGCACCGACAACGGCGTCGATATCGAGTGGCCGACCGTAGACGCGACCAGCCAGGAAGGCGAGATCGTCGCCGAGAACGCGACGGTCACGACGCAGGAAGTCACCTTCGGGGTCAAGACGCTGGGGGCCTTCAAATACAGCTCGAAGGACATCGCGGTTCCGTTCGAGCTGCTTCAGGACAGCCGCATCGACCTGGAAGCCTATATCCGCCGCCTGCTGGCGGAGCGAATCGCCCGGATCACGAACCGGCACTTCACCGTCGGTGCCGGCACGACGGAGCCGCAGGGGGCCGTCACGGCCTCGGCGCAGGGCAAGGTCGGCGCGAATGGGCAGACCACGAGCGTCACCTACGACGATCTCGTGGATTTGGAGCACTCGGTCGATCCGGCCTATCGGGAGTCGGGCTCGGTCCGATGGATGTTCCACGACCAGACGCTCAAGGTCCTGAAAAAGCTGAAGGACGCCGACGATCGCCCGCTGTGGCTGCCAGGCATCTCGTCGGGTGAGCCGGCGACGATCCTGAACTATCCCTACACCATCAACCAGAACATGCCGCAAATGGCGGCCAACGCGAAGTCGATCCTGTTCGGCGACTTCTCGAAGTACATGATCCGCGACGTGATGAGCGTGATGCTCTTCCGGATGACGGATTCCGCCTTCACCCGCAAGGGCCAGGTCGGCTTCCTCGCCTTCTCGCGGCACGACGGCGCGCTGATCGATGCCTCGAACGCTGCGATCAAACACTACCAGAACGCGGCGTCGTAACCGCCCGGGTGCGGGCAGTTCTGGCCGGGTCTCCCGCTCGGTGAGACCCGGTTTCTTACCGCGGCCCGTGGTGCCGCGGCAGGCCTATCGGAGGGGCCCATGAAGGTTCGATTCAAGACCTCGATCGCCGGCATGAACTTTGCCTATCGGCGCGGGCAGATTGTGGACGCAAAGGCCCGCCTGGCGCGCGCCTGGATCAAGTCGGGGGTCGCGGAGGAGATCGCCGAGGCCGAGGCGCGCGCGGACGATCTCAGGGCGGTGCGCGCCGAGAACAAGCATCTGCGCGCCGAGAACGAGGCGCTGAAGGCCCGCGTTGCGGAACTCGAGATCGCCGCAGGCAAGCCGACCGAGGAGCAGTGATCCATGGCCGCGGGCAAGCAACTCGCGATTGGCGACCCGGTCCTGTGGTACGGCTTCGACCTCGCGGTCGTGGCCATCGAAGAGCGGAACGGCGTCCGGCTGGCCGAGGTCGCAGACGTGGCCGGGCTGGAGCGCCGCGAGGCGATCAAGGCGCAGATCGCCGAGCTGCGCGCGAAGCAGGCGGGGCTGCACGGGGCCGAGCACGCGAAGGCGGCCGAGGAAATCAAGGCGCTCGACGAGCGGGCACGCGCGGCGATCGTGCGGGCCCGGCTGAGGGCCGACCTCCTGAGCTGGTGGGAGGAGCGCGGCGTCTGGGTCTCGGAAGGCCGGATCCTGACGACGGCGCAGATCGAGGCATTCGAGCGGATCACGGGCAGCAAGCCGAAGCCGGACGCGCAGCGGCAGGCGCTGGTGATGCTCGAGGCGGTGGAGGGCGCGTGAGATGGTCGCGGCTGTCAAGTTCGAGGCGTTCAGCGAGCACCTAGCCGAGGGCGTCCATAACCTCAACGCCGACACGCTGAAGGCGTATTTGTCCAACACCACCCCGTCGGCTTCGCTGGATGCCGTGAAGGCCGATCTCGCCGAGATCTCGGCCGGCAACGGCTACACCGCCGGCGGCGTGGACATCCAGAACGCGACGACCCGGACCGGCGGCAAGACCTCGGTCACGGCGGTCGATCAGACCATTACGGCGACCGGCGGACCGATCGGGCCGTTCCGCTGGGTCCCGATCTACAACGACACGCCGGTCTCGCCGGCGGACCCGTTGATCCAGGTCTATGACTACGGCAGCGAGATCACGCTGCAGGACGGCGAATCGTTCACGGTCGACTTCGGCGCCAGCATTCTGGACATCGAATAGGGAATGCCGAAGGCCATCACCCCGGTCGAGGTGACGCCGGCGCTCACCGGCTGGCAGGACGTAGACATCACCGCCCATGTCGGGGCGGATTCGGGCAACGTCCGCGGCGCGATCCTGCACATCGCCAACCAGACCGGGGCGGCGCGGGCGTTCGGAGTGCGGCCGAAGGGTGCGACGACAACGCGCAGCCGCAACATGGCGAATGGCTGGCAGGCCTACCAGGTCGTGCTGGTCGATGAGGACGGCATTTTTCAAGTCAACTGCGGGAGCACGTCGCTCGAGGTTTATCTGATCGGCTATCTGCTGGCCGATGA